GAAGCATATAATCAAAAATTATTGTTTTACGCAATTAAAAAAGGTGGTGATTTTGAAGCACGTAGAACTGAAAATATTTCTACTCAACACTTCTTCGTAAGAGCAACAAATAGAGAATTCAACTACTCTAATAACCCTACTTATGTAGATGCTAATGGATTCTTTACTGAACCAACATTTGAAACTGACCCTCAAACGTTTGTTACAACTGTAGGTCTTTATAATGATTCAAACGAACTTATTGCTGTGGCAAAAACTTCTCAACCAATTGTTAAATCATTTGATAAAGAAGTTTTAATTAAAGTTAAACTTTCATTCTAATAATAATTATTTTAGATAAAATGATAAGCCCCCTAATCAAAGGGGGTTTTTCATTTATAGAATATTTATATAAAAGAAAATAATAGATGTTAAAACAAATTCCAAAATCCGATATTATAGTAAGACCTCTCAAAGTTTATAAAGAATGGAGATTGGATGAAAATGATATTAACCCTATTTTTGCTAAAAGTGGAAGTATTGGAGACTATGATGCAGAAATTGAAGAAAAATCATATGGGTATTCTAAAATAAGTTTATTTCGTTCAATAAAAGCACAATTTTATTTAAATCCAGAAACATCTTCAATGATAACGGAAGTTGGAAGAAGAAGGTCATACACTTCAAAAAACGAAAGAGTTTTACAGGAACAAATGGCAGTTTTTTCAATTCCACAATCTTATTATGGAGAAGGTATAAAGCCAGGTACTGTTGTGTTAACCAACGATGCAACTTCAAAAACATTTACCGATGATAGTTATTCAAATTTAATAGATTCCGGTAGTAATGTAGCTGGTAATATTTTTTATGATAGGGGATTAGTTGTTTTAACTAGAGATATAACGAGTGGTTCTGGTGCTGGAAATTTAACTCAATTTACTTTGGATTTTCGTTCTACAAAAACAATATATGAAAATGAAATATTCATACCAGTATTAGAGGGAGAATTTAATTTTTCACAAAATCCATCAGCAGTATATGAAGATGGTGCTAAAAAAGTTAGAATAACCACAAGTAGAGCTGAATCACTACGAAAAAAACCAAATGATTTAGTTACTACTGATTATTATGATGCTGGGATTAAAAATGTAAGAAATTCAAAATATGCTTATGTTTCTAAATTAGACCCTACTAAATTTGGTAGTTTTGATGATTATGAATATAGTGGTTCAATAGACCCAACTGGTTCTTATTTAGCTCCATATATTACAACAATTGGGTTGTATGATGACTCACTATCATTATTGGCCGTTGCAAAATTACCACAACCAATTAAATCAGAACCAAACTATCCAGTTAATTTTATAATACGTTTCGATACATAACGTTATATTTATACTAAATAAACACATATAAAAATGGCAAGCATTATTGATATATACACAAAATCAATTCCTAAAACAGGAGTAGCTAATATTAAAGGTGGAGATAAAACTCCAATAAATGCGGATGGTGGGTTAAACCTATCAACTGATGAAACTAAACTTAGCAAAGCTAGAAAAGGTGCAGTGAATACTACAAAAAAGTATTCAGAACTTTTCAAAAAATAATCAATGAGTTGGAAATTTAATGGAAATATTGTTACGGAGGAAAGCACACCGGAAGGTGCAGTTGGGTTTGTCTATAAAATGATACATATCCCAACTGGTAGATTTTATATAGGGAAGAAATCCCTAAATCAAGTTCGAAGATTGAAACCCTTAAAGGGAAAGACTAGAAAGAGAGTTGTTAGAAGTGCTTCCGATTGGGAGAAATACTATTCATCAAACGAATGGATTAAGTCCGAAGTAAAAGAAGGTAGAGCTGGTGATTTTGAAAGAGAAATTATCCAGTTTTGCTTTTCAAAGAAATCCTTATCATATTACGAAATTAAATGGCAGTTTCATTACGATGTACTGGCCAACGAACAAGCAATAAACGAAAACCTTATGGGAAAATTCTTCCGTAGGGATATTATAAACCCATAGTTATGACAATACCTCAAATCGCACATAAGTACGGAATCTCCGAAGCTTATTTAAACGCAAAAGATGATGCACTTCAAATAGCAGCGGCATCGTTAGTAGACCTTAAAGGAATGGTAACCAATAATGTACCAAGAGAGCAAATTGCTAACAAATTACAATTTTTAGCAGACTTCCTTTATGATGTAAAGAATTCCAACCATTAATTAGGTTATATCGGATAATTTTCGTATATTTGTGATAATAATATCCAAACTATGCTATCTGGTAGGAATAAATTACAAATAATTACAATATTAGACTCTACACTCGGCGTGGGTTCATCCTTAAAGGGAAACGAACAGGCACACCATTGTCCATTTTGTAATCACCACAAAAAGAAACTTCAAGTAAACTTAGATACACAAAGATGGCACTGCTGGGTATGTGATTCCAAAGGTAGGAGTGTATATTCCCTACTCCGTAAACTAAATGTAGATGTTAGGGACCTGAATAAGGTTAGAGATGTATATGGTGATGAGCCTGAATATGATTCTAAAGAAGAATATGTAATCAAGTTACAATTACCAAAAGAATTTAAACAATTATATTTCAAACCAACCGGTTCATTTAATCCAATCTATAATCAAGCACTTCACTACTTAAAAAAAAGAGATATCACAACAGCTGACATCGTAAAATATAACATCGGATATTGTGAAGATGGGTTATATGGTGGTAGGGTTATTATACCGTCTTACGATGATGGTGGTGACCTCAATTACTTTGTAGCTCGTTCTTTTTATGAAGATGAAAAAATGAAATATAAAAACCCACCAATTAGTAGAGATGTAATCGTATTTGAAAATCAAATTAATTGGAACGAACCGATTACGTTAGTGGAAGGAGTATTTGACTCATTTTCGGTAAAGAGAAATGTAATTCCATTGTTAGGTAAGTTTCTACTTAGCAAACTCAAAAACAAAATTATGGAAAAGGGTGTTACCGATGTAACAATTATGTTAGACTCAGATGCCGTAGAAGATTCTACTAAACATACCGAATGGTTTATGAAAAATGGAATTAAAGTAAGAAATATTATACCAACTGATAAAGATGCTGGTGAAATGGGATTTGAAAAAGTAAACGAATTATTGAAAGGTGCTAAAGAAACTCAATGGGATGATTTAGTACTTTCAAAACTAAATAATATATGAGTAAATTAAAAAGAATTTATCATATTGCGGATATACACATTCGTAATGTAAAAAGACATAAAGAATTTAGAGAAGTATTCTACTCTATGTTCGATGAGATTAAGAAAAGAGGAACTGAAGATTCTATTATTTATTTGGCAGGTGATATTGCACACGCTAAATTAGAAATGTCACCTGAATTACTAAAAGAAATAAGTTGGTTATTAACAGAGTGTACAAAGCATTGTGAAACTATTCTTATTGCTGGTAATCACGATTGTAATATGAACAATTCAGATAGATTGGATGTACTTACTCCAATTGTAGATGCATTAAAATTACCAAACCTACATTATTTAAGAGATACCCAAGTTTACGGAATTGGTGATGTGGATTTTGCAGTATTCAGTATATTTGATAACAAAAATAATTGGCCCAAAGCCGATACATTATTTGCAAACAAAAAAATTGCATTATTTCACGGACCGGTGGATAATTCTCAAACTGATATTGGATATGTAGTATCTTCTCGTCATTTTACAACCGATATGTTTGATGGGTATGATTTGGCACTATTGGGTGATATTCATAAGAGGCAAGAAATGATTTCGCCAAAAGGTTGTAAAGTAGTTTATGCGGGTTCATTGGTTCAACAAAACTTTGGTGAAACTTTAGATAAGCACGGATTTTTAGTTTGGAATTTGGATACAATGACCTATGAGGAAGTTGATATTCAAAATGATTATGGATATTATACTATGGATGTTATAAATGGTGTAGTACCGGATATAATTAATTTACCAAAGTTTCCAAGACTTAGAGTAAGATTTTCTGATACTGATGCAGCTGATACAAAGCGGGCAATAACCGAAATCAAAATAAAGTATGGAGTTGAAGATTTTACAATTATAAAAACGGATAGTTTAGCAAAGAAAAAAACAGGCGATAGAGATAATCAAATAGAACTTGAAGATATTACGGATATCAATTATCAAAACTCTTTAATAAGTGATTATATACAAAGGATGTTACCATTTGTAACGCCGGAGGACGTATTGGGAATACAATCATTAAATAAAGAAATTAATAGTAGGATAGTAATGGATGAATTAACCCGAAACGTGCAATGGAAGCCGGTAAGGTTTGAATTCTCCAATATGTTTTCATATGGTGAAAACAATATAATTAATTTTGATAAGGTTAGCGGACTAATGGGACTATTTGCACCAAATGCTAGCGGAAAATCATCACTATTCGATGCAATATCATTTTGTTTGTTTGACAGATGTAGTAGAACATTCAAAGCAGGTAATATATTAAACAATCGGAAATCAGACTTCCATTGCCAATTGGACTTTGAAGTAGAGGGCGTATCTTACTATATAAGGAGAGAAGCAAGGATGGTTAATAAGGGAAGAAACGTTAAAGTTGATGTTCAATTTTGGAGAGTAAAAGATGGTATATCAGAATCCCTTAATGGAACTGAAAGGAGAGATACTAACTCCGTCATTGAACAATACGTTGGTAGATATGAGGACTTTGTACTCACTGCACTATCGTTGCAAGGAAACAATACTTTATTCATTGATAAATCACAATCGGAGAGGAAGGACCTTCTTGCTCAGTTTATGGGGTTAGATATATTTGATAAGTTGTATGAGGCTGCTAATGAAGACATTAAGGAAGTGAGTGCACTTATCAGAAATTTCAAACGTACTGATTTTACAACCGAATTGGCGACGAAAGAAACCGACCTAAAGGAATCAAAAAAAATTGTAAACGAATTAGAAATAACCCTTAAAGATTTAAATAAAAAAAAGGATGGAATTCAAAATCAAATATCTGACCTAAAGGAATCACTAACCCCAATTGATAGCCGATTAGAATTACCCACGTTAGAGGCAGCGAAGGGCAGCATTGAGGACAAATTGGTAACTAACAGAAAGGATAGGGAAGATAAAGAAAGTAAGATAAACGAATACCAGACACTTTTAAATGAAGTATCACAATCTATAAATCAACATTCGGAAATAAATGGATTATCAATCGATGATGCGAAAAAAGAGTGGGATTTAGCAAAGGGTAAAATCGCAGATGTACAACAACAAATAGATAAATTGGAATCACAATATGAATCTAATTTAGATAAGTTAAAACATTTGGAACAGCATGAATATGACCCTAATTGTCAGTATTGCATGAATAATGTATTTGTTAAAGATGCAATTGCTACCAAAGAAGTTGTTAAAACACAAGAATCTCAATTAGAAACTCTTAATATTGCTCACCATGCGTTAATCAAAGCAACCGAACCATTTGCAGATGTTGATGATGTTTGGAGTAGTTTAATAGAACTTCGTAACAAATATCAAAAAGGTGAAATCATTATACAAAAAACCCAAGCAGAATTAGATGGGTTGGGAACTCAGTATGAACTTTTAATAACACAACTTTCTGGAATAAAAGCCGATATCAACAGGTACAATGCAATATCGGAAACTATAATAAAAAATAAAGAAATAAACGAAAGTATTAAAACTTTAGAAATTCAAAAAAAGGAATTGGATAAAGATATTTCAGATATAAATAAAAAGATTTTACAAAAAACTGGTGAAATTGGTTCTATTGATTCATTTATTAATACTACTAAAGCAAAAATAAGTGAAGTAAAAGATTTAGAAAATAAAAATACACTCTACACTTACTATTTAGATGCGGTAAAAAAAGATGGAGTGCCGTATGAACTTATTTCCAAAGCAATGCCTGTAATTGAAAACGAAGTAAACAACATATTAGCACAGGTTGTAGATTTCTCACTCTCAATGGATACTGATGGTAAAAATATTAATGCAAAACTTGTCTATGAAGACCAAGAGTGGACATTGGAAATGGGTAGTGGTATGGAAAAATTTATTAGTGGATTGGCAATTAGAGTTGCACTTATAAACATATGTGGATTACCCCGTCCTAACTTCTTAGTAATTGATGAAGGTTTTGGAACATTGGATGCGGATAACCTATCATCTTTATTTATGATGATGCAGTATCTTAAAACTCAATTCGATTTTATTTGGGTTATTTCTCACTTAGAACAAATGAGAGATATTGTAGATGGGCTTATTGAAATTAAAAAAGAAAACGGATTTTCTAAGATTGAATTTTAGAAGCAACCGGTAATATATTTTTAGGTGTGGTCTTATTTAAAGACTGCACCTTTTCTTTTATAAGGGTTTCAACTAACCCATTTATTTTATATCCTTTCTCTTTACAAAATTCTTTTAATACTTGATGAATTTCAGCATCAATTTGTATCATAGCGTATTTTTTCATATACTTCTTTAGTTTTATTTAGTATTCTTTAGTTTTTATTAATTATAAATATTAAACCTAATATTTATTAACAAATAATCATAGAATCAAATGCCGATAATAAAAAAATATGCTGAAACATTAACAGCACCATTAACAAATTATAATACGTTTTTGGTGGATGAAAACCCCAATTCAACTTATTTCAAAGTAACTGAATTTGCCGATGTATTTACTGGCGGTAAAAATGGGTTTTTAATCGAAGGTTCTCCTTATCTAAAAGAAACAACTGAAATAAAAATTCAAATATTAGATGTTAACGGAGACCCAATCTATTATGAGCCTGGTAATGGTATTCCTGAATACTATGAGGGATTATCCAAATTAATTGCAGTTTATGTTTATGAAGATACTCCAATTGGAGAAGCTAAGATTACAATTTTAGGAGAAGCAAAAAATTATATAGATGCAGATGGGATAACGCAAGAAATTCCAGATGAGTGGAAAAGTGTTTATAACTTAAAATGGGAAAAAACATTTAAAGTAAATAGATTACTTTCTAATGAAGATAAAGTTAGATTTTACAAAAGACCGGTTGTTAATATTACCGAAATAGTAAAACCAATATTTTCAAACGTTGTTGCACAAAAAATACAAACGGGTTCGGTGAATGGTACATCTCAAACACCTGTAGCCGGTCAATCATTACTAAATTATACATCACCAACTTCATATCTACTAACTACGGTAGGTAATACATTTTGGACAGCATCGGTGGTTGATACTTATTTAGAATTTCCTAATTTATCTTATAGACCATTAGTAACCGAAATAATAAATGACAGACAAATTATTGTACAACCACCATATTACGATGAAGCACAAGGTAGTATAGCTGTAGTTGAAAATTTTACAAATGAAGGATTTACTGCATCTTTTAATTACACGGAAGGAGTTGATAATTTAAAAACGGCATTGACTGGTTCTTTTGCTAAAATTAATATTACCGATTTAACTACATTTGTTGGAGATGTTGCTAGAGTAAAAATATTTAGAAAATCACAATCAGAT